AACCACCGGACTCAGACTTACCTTCTTTTCTAGTCCATGCCGCACTTCCACCATCATTAAAATAGGTTCTCATTACGCTGTTACTTTTTTCTTACTTTTATTTTTATTTTTTTTACTGTTCGGAAAACCTTTTTTTGATTCTGCGTAAACTTTAGGAGAAATAGTGCTATTTTTTTTTGAATTCATTTTTTCTCCTCTTTTCTTTTTATCTCTTACATTTTCCCATAGACTCATTATTTATCTCCTTTTCCTGTTGCTTTTTTGAACTCTTCTGTTTTTGTTTTTACATCTTTAATAGCTTTTTTTAAAAGGTATTGGTTTGTATCTGTTCTACCACTTGTAGATTTCATACCTGTTATTGTAGGTTGTTTTTTTGAAAAAACTTGTTTTATTTTTTTTCCAATAGCAGGAGCGTTTTTAAAAGTATTATATAAAAAACTCATTATACTTTGGCTCCTTTTTTTTTACTACCAGCATTACCTAATGCTTTAAAATCAGCTTTATTTAAAACTCCTTTTGGTAGAGCTACATCTAATTTTTTTTGTCCACCAACTAACTTACCGTTGCTGTACATTGCTCTTTTACTTCTTCCTTTAAATTCTTTTCCAGGCATTGTTTTCCTTTTTTAATTTAGTACCAAGTAACTTTTTTAGATTTAGATGCTAACATTCTTTTACCATATTTTGCATCGTTTGTTTGAGATTCTAATGGATTTGAAACTTCTTTAGAAATATCAATTCCGCCTTTTAAAAATCCATCTTTTCCTACACCTAATCCTTTTTCAATTTTTGGTGCTTTTGTAATTGTTTCTTTTGTCATTATTTTTTCCCTCCTTTAAATATTTGAGTTCCTTTTATACCATAAATACTAGCAACTACAAGTATCCATAAATTAGTAAACCATTTAGGAAGTTCTGAGAACATCTCAAAAAATAGCTTTACTTTGTCCATTGCTGTAGGGTCATCCGATACCACTGCCCAAGCTAAAATTGCTATAGGCGTTGAGAGGATTATTAATACCGCCTCGTCCTTCCAGTCAGATTGTCTAGATTCTAATAATTTGCCTTGGTAAGCTTCCTCACCACTGGCCATTTTTGATGCATGCATTAGTTGTGCATCAGACATAGCCATCTTA